CTTTTTGTTTGTATAATTTATCTTCTATTTTTTCAATAGCCTTATTAATTCTATCAATCATTGCATTAGCATTTTTAATCTGGTCTTCCCATCCTGATATTTCAACTTCAATTCCCTTTAAAGCTAACTGTCCAGTAGTCCCTAAAATATCCATTCGACTTTTAATACCATCAGCTAAAGTTTTAAGTGCATTGATCTTATTATTTTTTTCAGCCAATCCAATCTGTAATTCCCTTTGCCATTTATCAAGTGCTTCTTTAAATTTTCTATCATCAGAATCTCTAATAGCTTGATACATACTATTGAAATAAAATAAATTTTCTCCATATCTACCTGGTCTCAACAAAGCAGTTAATCCAACAACAAAAGGAGTTAGTTCTTTTAGAAGAGCAAGAATAGGTTGTTTAGGTTCTACAACTTCTTCTCTAGTAGGTGGTTTAGGCAAGGGTTTGACAAGTTCTTCACTTATTTTCTGATATAAGGTATCAAGTTCATTTCCCCATTCATCAATTTTTTTAGTAAGTTCATCAATCTTGGATAAATATTTTTCCCTGCTTTTCTTTAATTCCTCATTTGCAGTTTTTACGATATTGCTATATTGCTCCTCTTCTTTAAGTAGAAGTTTAATACTTTCATCTGCTACCGATTCCAAGGCTGATTTTTCCTTAGTTTTAGGCTCTGGAGGTTTTACTTCTTTTTTTTCAACCTTAGTTGGTTTCTTTTCAACACTAATCGGTTTAGCAGGCATCTCCTTAGGTGGTTGATAAGGTCTCTCCATAGGAACAATTCCTATAGGAGAAATAGGCATTTCTCTTACTCCTAATACTTCCATGCCTACCTCTGTTCTACCTTCAGTTATGGGAGCTATTGCTTCCCAAGTTATAGGTTCTTCAGTAGGAATACCAACTTTTTTTAAATTTTCTTTCAAAGGCATTATACTAACCCCCATTCTGTAACAAACTCTTGATATTCAGGTCTAATCGCTCCCCCAATACCAAGAGAAGATGTTATACCCTCTTTAATTGCAGATAAATAAGGAGACATCATCTCCCTTATCTCTCCTGCACTAAATCCCATTGTTAATAAATTTTGCCTCGTAGACTCTAAAAATTGTCTCGCAGACTCAAAAGCCTGCTGATAAGTAGGTAAATAAGCTTCATACTGTGCTTTAGCTCTTTCTTCTGGTGCAGGTAAGGCTACATAAGCTCCCGCTGTTTTAAAAGTAGGTGTAACAGTCTCTGTTCCCTTAAAAGGACTTATTTGAGCTTCAGCCTTTTTAGCAAAAGACTCAGTAATTAATCTCTCATAAGGATTATATGTTAATGAACCTATTGCAGTCATAATAGCATTCCTTAACTTCGCAATTGCTTCTTCTTTCCCTGCTTCTACTTTTCTTTCAATCCCAGTAGTAAGAGGAGTAATATCTATACTGGGGCTTGTTTGAAATTCAGTAAGTTGATAATAATATGGACTATAATAAGGAGTTACTTCTACATATTTCTTTTTTCCGCCTCCCATAAAAACCTCCTATTAAAAAATTCTTTCTGGAGGAGCTTCATTCTGGAGGAGCTTCATATTGTGGAAAGGAGTAGAATGTTTCTGGTGTAGTAGTAATAAGGGGTTCACTACCTGCAACAGGAGTAACCGCTCCTTTTCCCAAAAGTTTCTCTAAAGTTCCACTTAATCTTGTTGCTGTCTCTCCCAATCCTGCTACAGCTTGGCCTCTTTGTGCTGCTGCTTGTTGTGCTCCTCCCATCGCTTGAGCATAGGATTGGGCATAAGCAGCTTTAGCTCCTAATTCAAGTTGAGTTCTTGAAAGTAGATTATTGATATATTCCTGAGAAAGTCCTGATAATGAAAGAGCATCACTAAGTTGTTGTCTCAATAAATCAGCAGAGAAAGAAGCATATTGTCTTGCCAACTCATTATAAGCCGATTGAGCCACTGAAGATTTCTCTAATCCCGCAGAAGCCAATCTCTGTGAAAGATTTCTTGAAGCCTGAGCCCACCATTCATCTAACTTAGCTTGATATTGTGGTGAAAGTCTTCCTTCGTTATACATAGCGATATTCTGATTAATTGCCGCCTTTGCTTGGTCAGATAGTGACTTGTTTGCTTCAATTGCAGCATTAATCTGTGCCAGTTCTGTATCAGGTATTCTAACAACAGGTATTTTTACATCAGGTTTAGAAAGAGCAGAATAAGCCGCAGTTGCTACTGAGGCAGCACCTAAAGCCAAACTTATCGTTTCATATGCTGTCAATCCTAATGCTGGAATTGCCATAACTTTACCTCCTTTATAGAGAAATTAAAAAAAACTTATTAAGTTTCGTTTTATGGTAAAGTATTTTTTTAGCTCCCAATTCCTTCCATTTAGTTAATGCAATATTTTTCCCTATTTTAGAAACCTTACCACAGACAATATCAGGAATTACTACATCTCCTCTTATTTGTTTCCTCAAAAGGACTAAAGTAAATTCATATATAGCTTGGTCATAAGGCAGACTCATTATTTTTTCGGCATCTGATAAGTTACAAAACGAATAAATACAAAGTGATACATTATGACCATCAGATAAAAATAAATAGTTCCCAACTTCCCAACAAAAAGTGTAAAATGGAACAAGTTCATTAAGTAATCCTGTATTTGTTCCTTTTGTTAAATGTAAAATATACTCAAATAAATGCGATACCAACATTTTAACTTTTCAATATATCAATAGCTCTCCACAATCGTAAATGTATACTATGTTCAAGTGCAACCAGATTTTCAATATCCATATCCCAAACTTCAGAAGGATAATTAACTGGAAATACAAATATTGGAGGAGAATAAGTCGCCCCAATTTTATTCAAGTAATCGTAAAAAACCATATGCTGTTTCCAATTCGTGCTGAAAAATGATTCGATCGATTGACGATCATTCGGGTCTAAAATAGGTAAAGTGTAGTAAGTTATTCTAATACTCAATCCCTTTGCACTTGCTAAAGCATTGAGCCAACTAGCAATATCTTGATGTTCCAAGGCGTGAAAGGAATTATAATTCCTTACCGCCAAAAGATTGTCTTTCTCTAAAATCATAGGTATCCTGAAAGGCATTATACGTATCTTGCTCCCAAAGTTCCCTTCACTTTTAAGTTTATAAATTCGGTATAAACTCCCAAATCTTCACTTTCAAGTAGCAAAGAAAACTGCTTCATCCTTTGCCCCTGATAATTAATGCTGTGTTGTTTATAAGTATTTAAGAAAAAACCAGGAGTTTGTGCAAATAAGAAATGACCTGTATTATTATAAAACAAAAAATTCCCATAGGAATTACTAAATAAAAAAGCATTTGAGATTAATCCCATCTGGTTATAATTGAACTCTACTTGGCGGCTGGTTTCATCATAAATTTTACAACTAACATTGTTATTTCCCCTGCCATAAAGATATACTGTCCTCAAATTATAATAAAGTTGATCTAAATTGAAAAACGTTTTGGTTTTAACTTTAATTGGAAGATATTCGCCAGAAGCAAAAAATTTACTAATAGACTTTTCTTGAACTCCATAAGTCAAATTCTGATAAGACGAAATAACCGAAAAACTTAAAGATAAAGCAAACCATTTTTTAAAAAGCAAATTATAACAATAAATAGCTTTATTTGGAGGCGAAAAAAAAGATTCTGCAAGAATAGCAATATAAGGGATCCCGTCATAAACGAAATAACTAATTCCATCAATTGTTCCAGTAATATTTGTAATTGCATCATCTATTTTTTCAGGAGCGGTAGCAATAATGCTAACAATACCAATATTCGAATGATAGTAAATAGTGTGTTCATACTTAACCCATTTTCTTATTCCTGTGACTCCATAACCAGAAATAACTTCTGCTAAATACCATTGAGTTGGATCATTTGATATGGTTGTTCCAAGAAGTGCAAGGATATTATTGTCTGTCAAAATATAAATACTATCTTCTTTAGGAATAAGTCCCAAAATTCTATTAAAACTACCAATATTAATTATGATATATCCAGCGCCTGCCGAAGTATCAAAAGGATTAGTTGCATTGGTATAATCAGGATCGGGAACACTAAAAGTTATTGTTCTATCCTTCCCTATAAAGATCCTACCCTTCCAGTAGCAAATCGTATCTCCCAAAACACTTCTTCCCGTTAAATTATAAACTGTTGTTCCATCAAAGGTAATTAAAAAATTACGAGTAACTACCCAAACTGCTGTATTTCCCTGAAGTGCATAATCACATTTTGAATCAGATGAGGCAAAAGATCCAACAGAATTAAAAGAAGTATCTAAAAATGTTAGATTATTTCCATCTAAAATAGCATGAAATTCATTGGAAAGCCAAAAGACAAAATAATCAAGAATTGTTGAATCATGAGTATACTTTACTTCAGGTTTCAATACTCCTTCAATCGCACCTGTAAGTTTAGGTAAACCTTCAATCCATACAGACATAGTTTCAGGAATAGTATATGCATCTTGAGATGTAACCATACCTTCCCACGGCGAAAGCAGAATTTCAAAGTCTTTAGAAATTGTTTTTGGTTTTTTAGGATTCTTAGCCATCTCAAATCTTTGAAACCCTCATAATATCAAAAAACAGTTTATTCTCAAAAAATTCTGAAAGTTCATAATTCTGGTCATTACTTGCAAGTCTTGAAGCAACCAAAACAGCAACAGGCTCAAGATAATTGTCTGTGGTAATATCTGGATCTGTTTCATCTAAAGTTGATCCTGTATAAGTCTTTGATGGAAAAGGGACCCCATATAGATAGGCACTATAAGTCCTATCTGGACATGGATAAAATCCTATCGTTTTTGTGGGAATAAATGAGTAATTCCAAGGAGGAGCAAAAAATGTGCTCGTAGAAAGTGGAAACCTACCCCAAGGAATAGGAGTCAGTATATATCTGATCGTGTTATCCCATTGCAGAAGAACACTGTAAAGTTCAAGTAAGTCTTCATCTAAAGTATAACTTGGAGTTTGGGCAACCAAAGATAAGGATATTTCCTTAAAACCTATCTTTCCATGCTTAATAACCTTTCTTCGAGCGTAGTTTAAAAAAGTAGCAAGTGTAGCATCAGAAACATAAGTTTCAACAGGATAGAAACTATTTTTCGCACAATTAATGTAGTCTCGCCCAGTCATACATACTTTTTATTTCTCCTTTTTAAATTCTTTAAAATCAAAAACTTCTTTCTTGGCTTTAATTGCATCAATGTTGAATTCAACTTTTTGAATATAATTATCCCAAACATCAGAATCTGGAAGCCCAAAAAGTTGAGGATTATAATACTTCAATCTACTGATACACAAATTCATCAAATCTTCATCAACATTGATCCCATATCCGAAATAGAGTTGTGCCACAACATCTGGTAATTCTACAGGCTCATTTACAGGTAATTTATACTCAACACCACCTGAAAAGAGTATAAGTTCCCTATCGGAAGTATTTAGGGCTACAACCATAGCATAATCCTCCTCCCTTATGAGAAGGTATCTCTGGGATTATTATCCCAGAGATTTATCCTTCCCAATCCATAATTAATTAGACGTTAGAAACTGCTGGCATATTGGTTAATTTAAAAGAAGCAATTGGAGCATCACTCCAGAGTTGCCCACCAATGATAATTAATGCCAGATAAGCCAGTTTCCCAACAATCGTCATATTATACCAAGGAGTCACAACCGAAACATATCCATCCACAAAATCAAATCTCAAATGATCGAAATTCAAAAAGTAAATGGTAGATTCAGTTAGATATGGATCAGGAAAGATAGGGATTCCCTGAACAATCAAACCTGTTACCTCATACTGCCGAGTATCTTCAAGTTTTCCTGTATCAGCCACAATGTAACGTTCAATGTTGGTAAAGGATTCTGCAATTTTCTGCCATACTCCATGAGAAGTAAAGGCACAAGTTGGCATTCCCATTGTTGAACATTCATTCTGGAATTTAGCAAGGGCTCTCATTACATAAACGAAAGCAGATGGAGAATCAGTCCACAAACTCGTTGCATTGTAAACTTTGGAGTTCCACCAAGAATAAGTCGACCTTGAAAGGTTACCAAAGTTGGCATTGTTACTTCCATCATCTACAATGTCCTTCAAACCGTAAAACTTGTTTGTGTCCTCGGTTCCACCGCTCACTCTTGTTCCAGTAAGATTGGTGGTCAAAGTATCCATTAACCCAATCCAAACAAGAGAAGCCCTTGTTTTAAGATTGTTGAAAAGCATATAGGGATTGCCTGCCTCAAATGCCTTTGCCTCAATATCCGTAACATATAATGTATCCAGAATCATATTCGCATAGAAAGTAGGCATTTTGGTTAAATCCACATCCAGAGAAGTTGGAATATTAAATGCTCCATCATATGTTACATACTGAGCATGACTTACAGGAGTCCCTGCAACTGGCTGGCTGATAAACGGAAAACTCATAGCCTTCACCTCTGCAATCGAAAGAAGCTTACGCATAAGAGGAGAAAGCTTTGAAAGGTTTTGTCCGACCACATAGTTTGGAATTGCTCTGCTCAAAGCGTTCAACATATCCTGCCCCCCGGTCTCGACTGAGGGAGGATACAGGCCTGTTGGAGTTTGGTAGTTAAAATTTACTGCAGTCATTTCTTAGTTACCTCCTTTTATTACTGGATTTATTGTTTTCAAAAACTTAAATTTCTCTTCTTTTTGACCTAAAATATTTAGATGATAAAGATCTTTCCAATTTGAGTTTCTCCTATCAGTTTTAGTGATAGAATAATGAAACCCTAAACCTGTTAGCAATCCACTGATAAAAATTATCAAATCTCTATCAGTATTATGGACTGCTACTTCAGACCTTTTGCCACTAAGCCTACAACTACCTTCGCTTTCATAAAACCCTCTTATAAAATCTACTTCATAGCCCTTAATCACCTCCTTTATTTTCTCTAAATTTAATCCCTTATACCATTCATAAAACTGTTTTGAGCGTCCCCTAACCATCCAAATATCATTAGCATTTGGAGATACTTTTTGGAACAACTTTTTATCTTGCTTATAAACATTAGGATTTAGTCCAATCGCTCTTAAAGCATTAGCAAAAGATTCAGCGAATTCTTTTTTCGTAACTCCTAATCCCATTGAATAATCTTGTCTTATTACCCATCCATCTCCGAGTAAAACCCCAAGAATATAAGCAAGATTGTTACTTGGTTTTAAATCAATCTTCAACTTTGGTTGACTTAATTCAGGTTTCTTCCTATAAACTATCTTATAGGCTTCTTTATAATTTCTTCTTGGAATCTTATACTTCTCCAGAAGATACTCAACACCTCCTTGTGAGCATCCTTTTTCTTTAGCAATATCAGCCATTGATTTTTTTTGATTCAGGTAAAGCTCTTCAAGTTCTTCTTTAGTGAACATCCTGCCTTTTGCTTCTGATATTTTCTTTCCTGTTTGTTCTCGAAATTCAGGATCATTCCACATTCTCTTGCTGGCTTCACTTATCTTTTCACGAACCTCTGGTCTTTTCGCAGGATTTGCGTCACTTTTTAGAACTTCAATTGCTTTAGCTAAACCTACTCTCCAATCGCCTGCCATCTCTATTTTTTCCCTAACGACATTAAAGCATTCAAGAAGTCTTTCTCAAATGCTTGACTTGGGTTCTTAAGATAGTCTTCTGAAGTAACAGCTTCTTTGAATGTTTTTGTTCTCCCAAAAACAGGTTCTGCTACTAAAGAACGTCTGTAATTTTGGGCCGCAATTTCCCAGCCAGAAATCGTTGTTGGAACAAGACCCGTGCTTGAAACAAACTCTTGAAACTTTTTAATTTCATCTCCAGTGATACCATATTGGCTCAAGACAGCCTCGAGTTGTTTCGCATAGGACTTTTTGCTTTCCGCTTCTTTTTCAGACTTAAGAGTTTCCAATTCTTTATGAAGTTTTGAAATCTCTTCCTTTGTGTATTTCTCGTAAGCTGGGTCTTGTATTTCCAGTCCAGCAACTTTCTTGGCTATCTTTTTTAAAGGTTCTCTTAACTCTGGATCAGCATAGGCTTTTTTAATTACCTCATCATATTCAGCCTTTGCCTTGCTGACTTCCTCATACTCCTTTTTTAACCTTTCATACTCTTTTTGTAATTCTTCAAAATCCCATTCCATAAATTACCTCGCTTTCTTTTTGGAAGGATGTTTTTTGGTCAAAACACCTGTGACCTTCTTATTGAACCCAATAATAGGGTCTCGGTCAAGGTCAACCAAAAACTTTTTATCCCTCTCCAGATCAACATTAACCTGTTCCCGTGCCTTGCCTGTTTTCAACATCTTTACTCACCTCCTTTCATTAATATTGTTCCGGGGGTTTAATAAGGTTCTTTAACTCTTCAATATCCTCAAGAGTAACCTCATCTTTCCCCAATGCATTAATAGCATTTACAACTGCGGGAACTCCATACTGAACAACAAGACCTACAATTATCGTAATAAGTTGTAAGGTATCTGCATTCATATTATTTCACCTCCAGTTTTTCAGGCAGAGTGTTCGGAACAATTCGATTAACATATCCAGCAAACTCTGACCATTTAAGCATTACAGTCGCTAAAGCATTAATAACAGCTTGTTTTGCAGTTTCGGTCTTATTTTTCTCATAGAAAATAAAAGCTTCTACTGCGGTTTGGTAACTTACATAATAAACGTTTGCATATTTATTAATTTCTGCTCTCTGCTCTGCTGTTATTTTTCCTTGTGCCTGCAAGGAAGCAATTGATTTCATCGCAGTATCATAAGAAACACCAGCAACAAATAGAGATTTGTAAGTATTCTGTGTAAAAGTCGCACAGGACAATAACCCAATTAATAGAATAACCCCAACTATCCCAGTTAAGACTTTTCTTTTCATAAATCCCCCTTATACTTTTGGCTTATGTAGTTTGTGAAAAACCGCAATAGCAATCAAAAGAATAACATTAACAACCGTATCAAGAGTATCCATCGAAATATCTTTAATCCCTAACCAAGGTAATACTATATTATAGATTGCCATTACAATAAGACTAATATATGTTCTATAACCTGTTAACATCTTACCCTACCTCCTTTTAACCTTCGAAATGGTTACGATCCCATAAAATTTGTGGCTTTCCACCTTTCTTTTCCCAGTATTCATGCCAGTAATCCCAACCTTTTTTGGGATCTACCAACTTTCCATCTTCAACGAAATAAATATCTGCGGCTCTTCCGAATTGATGGGCACTTTTTATCTTTATCCCATCACATTTGCTTAACCCTTTATCAAATAATCTTTTTTGCTCCTCATCAGAACGCTTAACATAATCAATAATTGGATGTTCCCCTTCAAGTATCATCGCAGCTATTAAATTAACAAGATTGCGAGTAAATTCCACTCTATCCATATCTTACTCTCTTCTGCTTCTTCTTGAAGTTCTTTTCTTTTTCCTTTTTGTCCTTCCTGCATAGTGCCTTAATTTCTCTTCAGACATAGATTCAGCCATCCTTGTAGCTTCAGGAGAATATGATCTCGGAGTATAACCACGCTTTATAGACAAAGCTATTCCTGCTAATTTTCTTTGTCTCTCTGATCTTGCGGGAATGGTTATCACCTCCTTATTGCATTTTCAATATGTTCAAGCCTTTTATTAATTATTCTAAAATTCGCTCTCGTTTCCTCAACGAAAAGCTTGAATGCTTCCTCGGAGGCTTTTTTATTCCCCTTAATTCCATTTAAAAGAAGGTTACCTAAAACAATCCCCGCCACAGCTACTGCAACACCGCCAACGAAACTGTAGTCCATTGCAAGCCTCCAGAATTAAGTTCTATTAACTGCTTCCGCGGTAAGAGAAGCAGTAGTAGCATCTGCTGCTGAAATAGTTGGAGCTGCTGCTGTCGTTGCGTTCTGGGTATATGACGCTGCTGTATTTTCAGTATGAGTATGAGCACTCATATCTGTTTTAAGTTCATTTACAAGAGTAACCATCGCATTATATTTTGTGATTAAATTATCCAAATCAATCCTCAATGTATTATATTGCACTCTTAGTGTTTCAAGTAAGTTTGAAGGGCAATCCCCCTTAACATCTATCATTTTCTCACCTCCTTAAACTGTTCTACCTGCTGGTATTTCTGGAGTTGCTCCAGCCGTAGGTGGTGGTGCTGGTGCTCCTACTACTGGTGAAACTTCTGGAGTTGGTGCTGGTGATGGAGTCGCCATAGCTCCCGGTCTTCCAATAGAAGAAAGAAGAGCCATAATATTTCCTTCTGCTTCTTTCATCTTTTCTGTTGGAACTACTTTCTTCAATGTGCTTATGGCTCTAATTACCCCATCTCCTTTTTCAGAAGTTCCATAAAGAGAAACCGCTTGAGTAAGCAACATCAAAGCACCTGTAACCATAGTATCGGCAAGAGCTTCTATCCCCCCAAGCTCAGCAGGTCTACCCATTTCAGCCATTGGTGGTTTCGTCTCTTGTCCCCCGATTCCACCCACAGGTGGAGGAGGCAAATTAACCCCTAACTGGTCTAAAATACTTCTTTCTGGCATATCAGCCTCCTTTTTAGACAATGGTTGACCAAGTTGAACCATTGCTTAAAAGCATTTTCTTACCATATTGTGCAGTAATATTTACAGACGAAGCTCCATCAATTGTATCTCCTGAAGCAGCAGTTACAACAGTATAACCAGTTGCAGAATCAACTTTTTGGATATAAACTACTTTTCCTTTAACCTGAGAAGCTTTTGGTAAGGTCACTGTCTTATTTGACGTTCCACCTACAGTATGTAAGATACAATTATCATCAAGTGTCATTGTATAATCTCCGCTTACTGACCTTGGAGAAAAAACTGCAAATCTTCCAAACATTATTTTTTACCTCCTTTTTTTAATTTTCCCTTTATAAGGGATCTATTAGACCGAAGGGTAGAGAAATTAGCTAACTAATCCCATTAGTTAAATTCTTTTAGCTCTTCGTCTGGCCCTTCGGCCTACTCTCTTCTTTCTTGCCATTTAATACTCCTTTCTTTGAAATTAGTTAGCGTTTCTCTACCCTTCCTGGTCTATAATACCTGTAATATATTCTAAACCTTTTAGGTCTCTTCCTTGCCCTTCTGGGTCTCCTTCTCATAACCCAACTCCATAGCCTTAACTTTCAGAAACTGCTTTATCTTATCTTTTTCAGGTAAAGGTAAAATATCTACAATAACCTCCGCTGGAATGAAATCCGCTTTTGCCAATTCTAATAACATATCTTGATAGAAAGTTGCAACTATTGGAGATGAAGTATGAGCAAAAACATCAACCCTGAAAGGAACTCCAGAAATCGTAGCATACTTTTCAAGTATTTTTGTCTTAATATTAGCAAACATTGTCATCATTGTTTCAATAAAACATTCAGCCCTTAAAGCCTTCTTCTTTAAAGGTGCAGAAGCAAATTGAGCAAGTATTGAAGCATAAGAACCAGACCGAACATTAGGTAGTGGTTTACCCCCTAATATTCCCATTATACCACTTAATTCCTTAAAAGATGTCTCCCAATATTGAAGTGAATTATAAAGAATTTCAGGGGTTAGTTTAGGAAGATAAAAGTCAATTTTCGATGTAGGATCAATAATTTCAATAACTTCACGAGGTGTATCTAATTTTTTTCTGATTTCCTGTGCCTCAATAGAACCTGTCAATCCACTTACAATCATTGGAGGTTCTGAAAGCATTTTTTCATTATGTTCAATTTTGTCAATTTGTCCCTTAAGCTTATCCTGTATCGGATAAAGAAAGTGAATTTCTGAAAGTCCAAAAAAGTATCCTTCAATTGGGTTAGGAACGCAGTGGATAATAGGATGGACTTTTGGTATGAATGGGTTTTTAGATTTTATTATCTTATTACCAATGAATTGAACCATTAAATAATCATTAATTGAATCGTCCCACAACCACATTTCATAAAGTTCAACATATTTTCCTACTTGCTTGGGAGTTGGGGGCATATCTCTTTCAAGTGCCCACATATCTTCTTGAGTCGGAACTTGTCCCTTTGTTTGGGAATAAACAAGGGCAACGAACCTTGATTCGGGTCTAACTGGAGCAGATACTTCCTTCATCTCTATCAGTAAATCTTCTCCATATCTCTTAATCGCTATATGCTTTGGAATCCTCGTAACATGAAGGATAATTTGGTTTTTATCTAAATCTAAATAATCTTCATAAAGAACACAAATATCATAGGGAGAAACTTTTTTAATTCTTATTTCATTATCTGAATTGATAAAGAATTTACAAAAGTATGCACCATAAACTAATCCCCAGAAGAAAATATCATAGAGCTGAATATCAAGGGCTTCATTAATAAAATCTTCATAAATTTCAGTTTTTAGTTTGCCAAACTTTTCAATCATATCCTTTGTAATTTTTTCTTTATCTAACTGAATGACTGTATCAAAGATAATATTATCGGGAAAGTAAATTAAAGAAACAATGTCTTCGAGGTGTTTAAAGAGTGGGTTTTTGAGATTATTTCTTAAAACCTTCTCCCCATAGGTATCATAAATTTTACGTCTTTCTTCAAGACCAGAAAGACAGTCATCTTTAATTTGTTTTAATTCTTGGTCTGAATACGAAATTTGTTTTATTTCTTCTTTTTGTTTCTTAGGCATTTTAATCTTTTATTCCAATTTTTTAAACAATTCTTTATTTTGATTTAGAAATTCTGATGTATACTTACACATTTTATCTTCATTAAATAAATGTGGATTAGTCATTTGATCAAGTTGGGCTTTCTTTTTAGCAAAATATTCTTTTCCATTTTTATCAAAAAATCGAATACTATTTATATTATTTTTCTCAGTAATATGAAAAGCTTTTATATTATCTTCTTCATCATAATATACTTCAATAATTTGCTCAGAAGAAGAATGATAAGTATATTGACCATACCAAGTTTGTGCCGAACCACCATTATTATAAGCATTTAAAATAAAAGCATAACTAGTTCCAAGTCCTGGTTGGTTTGCAAAAGGAAATAAACTATTTCCAAGAAGCGATGTTTTTTGTTGAGGCCAATGAGAATATTCTACAAGGTTAATACTTGCGTAACTTGAAGGATCAACATTCACTGACCAACTTCCTGTTGAAAATTTTAACCAACCTACCTGTAATTTACCATTGGAGTCAGCAACTGCACACACATTTGCTTGAGGAGTTTGTGAAGCATGAAAATTATCTATAGTATCAGAATTGACAGCTTGAGGCACTGAACCTGTTACATTAATTGTAACATCAATTTCGTTATCAACCCCATCATCTGCAATCGTTAAGCCAATATTAGAACCTTCAATAAAATTAAGTCTTCGTCTTTGCCCAATATTAGATCCAGTATTTTTTCTAACAATAAGGCCTGCATAAGAATTAACCCATCCTGTTCCATCCCAAATTTTGAAATCGTTTGGACTTACAGAAGTATCAAGCCAGAAACAATATTTTGTTGTATCTGTAGGAGCACTTGTTCCGACCCAAGTTCTCTCTAAAACATAATTAAAGTTATCATCCAATGCCGAAGCAGGAATAATGTAATTCCCTTGGGCATCCTTTTGATATTGAGTTAAATTTAATGTTGCAAATATATAAGGTAATCCCATAGCTACACCTTCCTTATGTTACCTTTTTCGTCGATGGCCGTCAATGGCCCAACTTTTTTAAGTAAATCTTTCGTCGATTGACTTATCTCTTTATAATCCCGAATCATATTCATTGTTTTCTCAATGTTTGCAAACTCTTCAAAATTTCTAATCTCAAAACTTTTAACTCCATGAAGGCCACTTTCTCTTAATCTTTCTTCCAGTTCCTTTTTTTGCCTTCTTGACTCTTTGATAATATCGTCGTAGTGTTTTTTTACACTACTAACTCTTTCCCCAACTTCATCAATAAATTTCTGATTGATTTGTTTCTTTTTATAATCCTTAATAATTGCTACCATTTTAACCCACCTTTAAAATTTTTTCATTAAGAATTGACCATCCATAAAATCCAGCCCGAATAACTGGAGCAAATAAATGACCAACAAAACTAAGTATACCAAAAATGTAAGAGGAAGGTGAAGGAGCTGTTTCAAGCAAACCCCACGAGCAGTAGTAAGCAGCACGCTCTTCGGAAGTTGTAGCACCATAGAACCAATATCCTGCGAAAGGTAAGTAGTTCATTTTTTACCAAACAACCTTTTATACCAAGGTTTAGCCTGTTGAGCTTTGTATTCGTCTATTGCCTGCTTTTTAATATTTGCAACGAAATCTTCCATCCGTTTAATCATCAACGTTAATTCTTCTGTTCTAATCTTTTTTGCTTCGTTAAGTAAATATTGGTCAAGTTCAAAGCCGTTCTGAGGAGTAAATTCACCTCTTTCGATAGCAGAGTAAGTTGCAATCATTGCTTGTTCGATTTGATGTTGAGCAAATCCTTGTTTCTGTAGCCATCTAATCTGACCTTCTACGCTCGGCGAATCATCGTCTTTAAATCTCTCGTGGATAGCTTTAAAGTCCATAGTTTTCTCCTTATACCCAACTTAACTCATTTCTCGTTGTTGTGCCACTGGAACTTGTAACTGAGCCAGTAGCAATTGTGCTTCCACCTCCAAGGCTAAGAAGGGTGACTGCACCAGTTGATTCGTTTACAGTCATTTTGTTGTTAATCATTTCGTAAGCTCGTTGCATTAGAGTTTCGAAACTTAATCCAAGCGAACCTGTTGCGTCCCAAATAGCGTCAATGCCACTTGAGGACAATGAATAGCCAGTCTTATCTCCTACCTGTAATGCGTTAGCGTCTACTCGATTAGCGACTGTAAACGAAAGTTGGTCTGTTTTAGCTTTGATGGCAGCAATATTACCTCCTGATTCTGGAGCTCTAGAACTTATAGCCACATCAATATAACCTGCTTTCGTATCAGTCCAAACTGTGTTGCTAAGTGCTGTTGAAGCAGAAGCACGAGAGGAAATAGTGGCATCCAGATTATCTAACTTGGCAGCACGAGCAGAAGTGTAATCAGTAGCAGAAGCTCTTGAAGAAACTGCTACGTCTAATTGTGCACCAAGGTCTCTTGCAGTCTGGGAAGTTCCAGCAACATGAGTTACGTTGGCATCCACTTTGTTAGTCACTGTAAAAGTTAGCTGGTCTGTTTTAGCTTTTACATCAGAAACTCTGGCGTCAAGATTAGTATTAATAGTTGGATACGAATCTCCACTTTGAGGATAATTTGTGTAGACCTGAACAGTTACTGATACTGCTGCTGAATTTACAAATGTAAAAGCAACATGATTGTAATTTGTCTCTGCTTGTGTTGGAGCATAAGTCCAGAAACCATTGCCCTTGTGAGTTACTGTTCCAGAACCCGAAGCTTGAGTGCCGTTGTCTCCAGTAACATAAACTGTAGTCGTTCCAGTCGTTACATCAGAACCATCTGTCTTCGATATAAGGTGTGCTCCAATAACTTGTCCAGCAACATTCTTTTTCATAATTGACTTCCTTGTATTAAAACATTGGTGTTATGAGACCAAAATGGTTTAAAAGCTGAGGGTGCTTCTACTGACATAAACCAAAATTTTCTTATTGTGTCATAAATTATACCAGCGAAAGGTTCTTCGTAAAGCCATAGAATTTCTTGAGGAGATAAAGCTCGGTTGTAAATACGGACATGGTCAATTATTCCATTAAATACTGTTGCGTAATTATCTCCTCTTGCACCAATTTTAAGTGTAACTGTAGAAGAAAGAGGAGTTAATGAAGCAGTGGTATTTATTCCATCTTGTTTACCATTAACATAAATTATTAAAGTGGTTGTATTTGAATTGAATGTTCCTGCAATTTGATACCAAGTATTTGCATTTATAACAGTCCCGCCCGTAACTGAGTCCCAAGCAGTATTACTTACATGACCTGCAACAGCATAATTGGCATTTGATACTCTTATAAGATACCCTCCATAACCACTAGCCCAATTATATTTTTCAACCAAACTATGTTGAGTATTAATAGCAGCTCTTTTACATACCGCCAGTAATGTCCATTTTTCAACTAGGTCTATTTCTGCATGATGAGGAACTTTAACATAATCGTCAATTCCATCTAATCCGACACCTATTCCAGTTTTTCCATGTGTCCAATAAGCTCCATTAGTTAAAATTCCATAATTCCCAACACTACCAATATCATAAACTGTTAAACCACTCCCTTCATTAAATAACCAAAGCCCAACCAATCCTTCCGATAAAGAATGGTTAGAGTCAACTCTTGGTCTCCACTCATATTTGGGCTTAAATTGCCTATAATAACTATACGACTTGAGCATAATGTCTACTGTATTTTAAAGTGTTGCCAGTTGCGGCAAGAGCTGCTCCACTCTTATTTTGAACTACCAACTTAAACTTAAGTGGTGGAATTGGTATATCAGCAATTATAATTCTACTTGCTTGTGCTACGCCTGCTTCTAAAGGAAAAATAGCGTCAGGAGGTTTGTCTCCACTACTACCGTTAGGAGTCTTTTCATAATTTGTTCCATCCAAACATAGCACTAACCAACATGCTACATAAGGAGAACCAGCACCAGGAGCGAAACTTGCCAGATATAGTTCCAAACTCATCCAGGGATACAAACCAGTAGTATTGTCTATTTCTGCACTAAGGGAAGAAAAAGTATTATTTGCCAGAGAATTTAACTCTGTGCTTAATGCTGTTACAAGAGTTTCACCTGCTACCCACTTTAGATTTGCCATACTATACCCTCCTTGCCCTTGCTACATCATCCCACGTTACTACTGTGCCAGCACCGAATAATTCCTCTGCCCTGCTACCATTTCTCTTAAGTAAGGCTAATAAATTATTCCTCGTTGTAGTCCCAGAAGCAAAAGCCTTTTGAAATGCTAAACGAGTATTCTCACCCTTAACATTAACCTGCTCCATTGACAGAATAAGTTGCATTCTTTGCTTCTCGGCAGTTGTCAATGCATCCCACTCAGTTGGTACAATGGCTTCAAAAATTTCGTAAGTCGGAACAATGTCTCTATCAATCCAAATATCTGACCTTACTTCATTGATAAGTTCTGCAAGTTTCCAATCCTGACCGTTATCCCAATATGTCCTATAACCATAGCCTTTAGGGTCAGTCAAAAATTCATTCTTCAAAACAACATAATCCATAAATGCCTCCTACTTACTGAGTTTCAAACCTCCTGGGGGAGCAACCGCCGACGGTCGTTCGAAAGCGAAAGGGACTTCATCACTACACCAAGGAATCCCGTTAGCGTCTTCTTTACAAGCTTTTACAGTCAAACTATGGCTTCCCGAAGAAACAAACCCCACATCAAATTTTAACTGCTTAGAACCATCTGGATTACTAAACGCAGAACTGCTGTATGTTTTTCCATCAAGAACTATAATAAAGTAATCAGGTTGAGTCTGTGTCGATGGATAAGGGTCACAGACAAGGAAAGGTGAGGCAAACGCTACACTTGGAAATAACACTAACACAAGCAATAATATCTTTTTCATTGGTATTCTCCTTGTCCTGTTTCAATACTAACAATCCTATCCGCCATCCACTTGGGCATTGGTTTCTTGACGTAAGGCTCTGGGATGACGATTGCGTCTTTTTGCTTTACTAACTCCGCTTTCTTTTCTTCGTCCTCTTCAAGGGCAATCCTTTGTTCGAGGTCTGTGATTTGTGCGAAGACTCGTTGTCTTTCTTCCTCTCGTGCAAGTCTCTGAGCTTCTTGGTCTTCGTCCCAATCTCGTCTCTCAATGTCTTCTACAAACATAAACTTCTTGCCTGTAAGTTTTTCGACCTCCGCAACCAATCCAGCGAGGTCAACATTAATTCGCTTACCTAAGTATTCGTTCTCAGCTCGGTAAGCCCAGGGGAATGGACGGTCTTCGACGGGGAGAGTGTCAAGAAAATCCGTTGGGTGGGGAGAGAGTTGGGTTTTGTTGCCTGCTTCGTCCATAACAAAGAGTTCTGCAGAATTAGAAACATCCTTGCTAAACAGACTTACCTGACCATCTACACCGCCAACTGGTTCTGTGCCGTTGGCAATAGATAAAACTTTTGATCCAACTGTGGATGAGCCACCTGGAGTAGTCGTCCCGATGCCGACGTTGCCGCCGCTTCTTGTCTGAAGATTCAATGTAGAAGCGTCAATTCTAGCCGGTTTATACCCAGCATTATAGAAAACTAAGTCAGAATAACTGGCATCGTTTGTCCCAGGTTCGAGAAATACTCCTTGTGTACCATAATGTGAACGGATTGCATCATCTGCTCTTATATCCCCACTCACATGTAATTTCGCTCCTGGGCTCGTCATCCCGATGCCGACGTTGCCACCCTTGACTATTAATGGCCAAGGCAACGCCCCAATCAACATGTGGTCATTTATCATTCCCATTTTTCGTCACCTCACTATACTTATCTTTCATCTGACTCACAAACTCCTCAAAGTTATGTTGGGCAATGAAGAGTCGGAGTTGGCAATTTTCGAGTTGGAGAGATAAGTTGTTGTAACGCAACCTTTCCTCCTCAGTAAGCTTGTTAAATAGCTCCTGCTCCATCCCTACCTCGCAATCATATAAGTTACCTTAAGAACCCCATCCGAAGTCCCAGTCCTAATTGCCTTAAATTGACTTAAATTTTTATAACCTTCAATAGTCAAATTCTGACCAGCCTCCAATAAATGTCCCTCCGTCGAAGTCGGATTCGTTCCATCTATCCTCCACCTGATCTGAGCCCCCTCAAGCGTCATAAATGCCTTCACCTCATAAGCCGCATAAGCATTAAACTTACTTGCCGTCAAACCAACCGCTGTGCTACTCACTGTAACACTCTCATAATCAAAAGCCAAAAAAGCCCTAACCACTACCTGCATAAAACACCTCCATCCGTTTTTTCCCATAATAAACATAAACTAAAAAACCTGTCAAGACCCCCAAATTCAAAACCCACCTTAAAACGCAAAATTTGCGTTCTAAGACCATTAATCCTAAAACCCCATAAAAAACGCTTCCCCAACCATAAAAACACGCCACAACGCAAAATTTAAAACTACAGAGGCATTTCTATACTACACCACAACCTCCAAAACCTAAAATTTTTCCCCTTGGGGGGGAAGGGAAGTAAGCGTCGCTTCACCTCGGCCTCAAAAGACCAATGAAGTATCCCCCCGATCTACAAATTAGCATAAAACATAAAATACCAAATAAAATCAATAAGTTTAATAAAGTTAACATAATATAATATTATCAGACGTAGTTTTAATCATTGAGTCCTTATACATAGGATCTTATTCAAATACTATAGTAGTTATAGGTACCTTAGTATTTGATAGGTACCAAGGATCTAATATGATCCTTAGTAGATATAAGATCCTTAGTAGTTAATAGGTACCTTAGTAGATATAGGTACCGAGTATCTGTAATAGTTTAGGTACTTTAGAATAGAAGGAACGTAGTAACATAGAAGGAACGTATAGGAACTTTAGTAGTTATTGGTACTTTAGTAGATATAGGTACTTGGTAGATATAGGTACTTGGGTAGTTATAGGTACGTGGTTTTGGTGTTCAATTTTGTGGGTTGAGTTCAATTTTGTGAGTTGCAGAAAGTTTAATGGGATCGGGAAGTTAGGAGTGTTTTTATTTTTTGTGAGTTCAAAAATGAACAAATTTTGGAGTGTGGCATTTTCCAACATAGGGTTAAGTATTGGAATTTATTTAAGAATTTTTTGGGCATGAATTTGCACAGAACTTGCATATAAAAAAGTAAAAGTTCAAAGAAAGGAGGAAAAAAATTATGCAAGTAAACAATGGAAGGGTAGCACAAGAAACTTATCAAACAGGTGATCCAATTATCAAAAAAAGAGTAAAGGAGTTAAGGTCTAAAGGATATAAAGTCATTACAAGTTCAATGGGGATGCAAGTAACACCATTAGGATTAATCAAAATGACTTTAATAACAATTTTACCAGGTGAAAATTCTGATACTTTGGACATTGGAAGAATAGATTATCCAATTTAACTTTCTAAAAGATGTATGGAAGGGCTTAACAATTGAAGAAGCAAGACAATTAGGATGGACAGAAAGAGAAGATTGTTTGCAGGTAAGATTATGGGAATTGGGTTATAAAATTATTGAGTTAGAAAGGAGAAATAAAAATGATTCATAGATTAAAAGAAAAATGCGATATTTGTAACAAAAAATTGTTAATTAGTATTCACGATGGAATAGGACCAACTTTGTATATTAGTAATGAAAAACGGTATTGCTCAAGATGTTTTAAAAAAGAATTAGCCAAAAGGTCAATAAACGAAAAAGTCAAGTAAAAATTCAAAAAAGGAGGAAAAAACATGGGGAAGCTCTATTACTGCGATGTATGTGGTAGATTTACTTGGGCCCTTTATGACCTTGTTCTTGAAAATGGGAATGTCATAGGAGTTTGTAGGGAATGCTATTATTCCATGCCTATTGACAAGCTTGAACTTGAAAATAATTAAATTTAATCCCCAGTCTTTGGTTCAGGTTTGACCGTAAGACCGAATGTCAGTTATTGGAACTGACCGCTGGGCGGGTCGGGAGCGTTCTGGCTCACCTGAACCTTAACGTTACGGGTGGAAATCCCGAGACGGGACTGGGGATCCTATCAAAGACCACCTAAAATTGTCACAGACCTGATTTTTATAGCAAAAAAACCTAATAATTTCAATAGCAAAAATGGGTCATTTTTGAACGTCAGGGGTATAGATACGCATTTTTTCGAGGTTTACTACTTTTTCAATATGCCTTAAAGGTATATTTTCCCTTTTAATCCAACTACTTACAGTTCCAACAGGTAACATCAAATAAATTGAAACTTTTTGTAGTCCAAGAGTTTTTAAAACGTGCCACGCTTTATTTTTTAATTCTTTCAATTCAAGAATCTTTTTTTCTCTTTCTTCCTTTAATTTCTGAAATCTAATATCTTGGCACACATGTTTTCCAAAACCCCAAGGTTTTCCACATCGAGCACAATAAATTTCAGTTTGGCCAATTTTAATTTTATAGCGTTTCTCAATTTTATACTTTTCTTTATCAATAGATTTAGAACATCTATTAACCCAACTTTCTTCCATAATTTCCTCCTTACAGCAATTTTAAAAAATCATTCAACCTTAACACAACTAAAGGTTCTTCTCTATCCGATCCTACAATAACCCCATCGTTACCGATGAGCCACTTACGGATTTCTTTAAATCCGTGGCCACGTTTTTTACATTCAAACCTACGGCCCCCAATGGAAATATCCCAATGTTCCCCTTCATTAGCTCTACTCATCCTGTTTCGGTATGCTTTTAATCCAAAAGATTCCGCTAAATGAACCAATTCTCTTTCAAACCTATCACCTTTTGCCTTGAATTTGTTAGCCATTCATTTCTCTCCATGCCTTTTAGAATTCCTAAAACTTTGTTGGCCATTTCAAATTTATCTCATCTCTCTCCGCAGAACCCCTTGGAATTCCTAAAATACAGAATATGCAATAATCTCCTTTACCATTTTCTTCTGTTTCACCTTCATAATAAGCTTTTTTAAATTTCTCTCCACATTGTTTACACACATTTTCTACTATCCCCATTATTTTTAAATTTTTTTTTCTATCTTTACACATTTTTTCATCTCCTTATGAACTACTTTCCTTTCAAATTTATCTCATTTAGCTCTGAATTTATTCATCTTTTTTTCCTTTCTTTTTGCTCTGGTAAATATGCCAGTTTTTATGTTCTTTTGCCTGCTCCAACTTTACGTATATTTCATGTTCAATATTTACACTTCTGCCACACATAAGGCAATGTGGCCCTAACCCATCAAATCTATCTATTACTATTCCTCCGCACCAAATACACTTCATTTTTACTCCATCTTTTCTTTTTAATCTTAATTGGCTGACAATACCTCAAATGTTCTTCATAGGCTTTTTTATCCCTTTCTTCTTCATCTATATTTAAAAATATGGCACTGCAAATATTACAAACTATCATTCAATAAACTTAATTGCTTATTCTTTTTCAATTTGGTATTTTATTGCTTTCAAAATCTCTATTGCTACTTGCGGAACTATTGCATTACCAAGTGCTTTTAATCTTTCTCGCCTATGTTTTGCTGGGCTAATGGTAATTCCGTCCATCCTTCTGGAAAGCCCATCATCCACTCCACAAAGGCAGGTTGCAAACGCAACTTCTTTCCAGTCTCTTCCCCAATCTTGGCTATTTGGTCTCGCATCTTCAGCTTCGGTGCTTTTGCATTCCAGTATTTGTCGTCTGTTTTTTCTCCTCCCACTCCTTCGCTTGCTGATGGAGTTTTGAGTAATTTGGGTAAATCCATTGTTTCTCTTCCTGTTGCCCCCTTCCAATCTCTTGCTTGTGGGGTCGGAAGTATTATTGACTTCCAAAATTCTGTCTTTCTTAAATCGGTCACTCTCCCAAATTGTATTTGTTCTGCAAGGTTGCCTAGAGGAACTGATTTGTGTCCTGTTTTTATTCTGTTCATCTGTCTCTTTAAAAAACTCTCTTTGCTTTTTCGTTCTATTATCACCGCTGATGGAGTGAGCAATAATCCAGACCCTATCTCTTCTGTGCGGGGCGTTGACGGATACAGCTGGAATAATAAACGTTTGGACTTCGTAACCTTCGGCTTCCAAATCAGAATACGCTTGCTCGAATACCAATCCGCCTTCAATAGTAAGTATTCCACAAACATTTTCAGCGATGATCCATTGCGGTTTGATAAGTTGAATAGCTCTAAACATTTCTGGCCAGAGGAAACGATTATCCTGCGTGCCTCGTTTTTTCCCAGCGTGAGAGAAGGGCTGGCAGGGGAAGCCACCTGTAAGAATTGTAACATATTTGGAAGTCTGTCGTGCTTTATACTCCCACCTTTGATATCCCTTACTTGTGGAGTTGGCAATAAACTCCCGAATGTCGCCCCAGTATTCTCCTTCTGGCCAGTGCTTTTTAAGAACTGCTTGGCAAAATGGTTCGATTTCTGAAAAAACATGATAGACATTTCTTTTCCCCCATACATAATCTACTGCTAATGAAAAACCACCTATTCCAGCGAATAGATCATAATGAATTATCTTTTTGTTTCCCATATAAAGTGTTCTTTATAAGCTTTTTAACTCTATTTAATTCATACTGAAAAATATAGCACCACAAACGTTACAGATTATCAAGTTTTTTCTCTATACCAGTTATCACTTATTTTTATAAATTTTGCACCTTGAATTAGCTTAAAATCAATTTGCAGTCCATCAGGTCTAAGATCACTCGCCCAATTCTTACCACTGATAATTTTTAAGATTCCTCCTTTGCTTATTGACAAATATAATCTTGCTTTTTCTAAACTTCTCTGACCCCCAAGTCCCCAATCAACACCAGGATTTTTTTGAATCGCAATAATACAAATACCCTTATTTAGTTTATCATAAATTTTTCTAATAAATAATCCAATTTTATAGAATTCTTCGTAAATTTCTAAAAAGTCAATAATGTTAATATCATCGGGATAAACAACATCATGAAAGTCTGACACTCGTTCTCTAAAATCTATTGCTTTCCACTTTTCTAATGGGACCTCAAATTTTTTTAATCTTTTTTTAAGTTCAGATGGGGACATTTCGGATGAAAAATAATGGATTGTTTTATCAAGATTCAAAAGGCAGGTGTTTAAAAGAAAACTTGTTTTTCCTGCATCTTTTTCACCTGCTACAACACAAATACTTTTAGAAGGAATTTCGACTATTTTTTCTATCTCAAAAGGAAACTTTATATCAACCGATTTTTCATCAGAATTTAACCAATCAATCTTATCTGAGTCTACAGAAACACATTTATAAAAACCCGATTTATCCTCTATTTTTTCTATAACCCCTTGATCACAAAGGCGTTTTAAAGCAATCCATACACTTTTCTTTTCCTGTCTTGTAGACACTTGTAGGCACGTGTAGACATCATGTAGACAGAATGTAGACACCTTGTAGACACTCAACCACTGTCTGATTTCTTCCGCTAAATTTCTTTCTTTACGCTCAAATCTCTTAAAAGCAGACTGGAAAATTGTTTCTATTTCTTTTTGCCCTAAAGGAGGAGATGTATTTTTCCCAATAATTTCAACTGCTTTCAATGCAATATCTTTATAACATCCCCCTCGCAACATCGAATAAGCAACATGAAAAAGATCCTCATTCCTTGACCCTTCCTGAAAAGCATTGTAGACAGTTGTAGACCTTGTAGACACTTGTAGACCGCTTAAAACGTGTTCTTTAATAAAATCGCTAACTTGCTCTTTCTCTTGCAGGTTGGTTTCTGATACGTTAGTATTATTTGCTACTAAGGTAGTTATATCTACTAAAGTAGATATATTATTACTAGTATTATTAATATTATTATTAATATTATTAATATTATTATTAATATATTTAGTATTAGTTCCTATTTTTTTTTCTTTTTCTTTTTCTTTGGTTCTTTCTTTTTCTTTTTCTTTTTTAAACCAGCCTTGCTTTAAAAAACAAGTTAACTCTTCAGGTATTGCAGGAGGTTCAGTTTCAAAAATACTCAAACCATCCAACCATTGCCATTTACCTCTTTTGCTAACGGATGGTGCAACAGTGATAAGACCGCCATTTGTTTTTATATCTATTCCATTGAGAAGGTTAGGCTTGCTTGAAAAACCATCCATATAAGTAAAAAAGAAGTGCATACCTCCGCGAGGGGTTTTCTGACAGGGGACTAAAAGACTTTCGGGTATGAGTTCTTGAATCTTCTGGGTTGCTTCTTGAGTATCTGTATCTATAACAAGCAGATTCGATATTTTACCTGTAATAACTGCAATGTTTGCTGAGGGATACTTTTCCCACCATTGTTCAATCTGTTCTTTAGTTTGTTTTTCTTTTTGCCACTTTTCCCATGAAACTAATGGTTTTTTATTCTTATTTACAGGAATGATATTATAGCCTTTTTCAAAATACTTTAAAGCTTCATTAAGTAAGTCCATTTTTCAAGTCCTGTTCAATTAAATTAATGCAATCCAGAAGAGAAGATAAGTTTCTATCAAACCTAATTCTTTTTTCGATATTTTTGCGATACCAGGATAATGAGTCTTTTAAAATTTCTTTTCGAGATGGTTGATTCTGGTAGTGTATTCTAAAAAGAAGGGATCGCCATACTTTATTGGCAAGGTGGTTTATTTCATAACCTCTTTTTGCACACAATTTGCCAATGTCTTTTTCTTTCATTTTACCAAGTTCAGAAAAAGTAATTGTTTTTATACCCTCAATTCCACCTCTACAAATAGAAAGGTCTTGTCTTGCCTTATTAGAGCAATTTTGGCAACAAAAGATAGGGTTTTCTACCGTTGATTTACCCGATGGATAGTCTTTAGTGTAAAATTTTAATTGAGTCGCTTCTTGGCCGCAATACAGACATTTGGGATTGGTCATGATTATTCCCCCGAAAACAAAAAACCCTAAGAGGGATGAACCAAACAGGAAGGCCTAAAGGGAGTTCTCAAAGGGTTCTTGTTTTCGGATAATGAAAGACTTTAAACTTTCTTCCAATTCTTTTAATAATTCCAAGTCGTTAGGTCTAAAATATATCCAGGGTATACCAGTAAATTTTGAGATTTTTTTGGCAAGATTCCTGCTCGGGACTCTTTTAAACCGTAGGATTCCGTTTAGGTAACTTCTCGGAATTCCTAATTTTTTAGCCAATTCCCCCTGTGTCATGATTATATTATATCAAGTTTTTTTTATTTGTCAATAGGGGAATTGAAATTTGTATAAAAAAATCTTGACAAACATGTTTTTTTATGATATAGTGTAGCCATGAAAAATTGCAGAAATTGTTATTCATGCGACTTTGATTGCTCTCCTATGGAAAGAAATAAATACATAACCTGCCTTAACTGCCTTTATTTAAAGTTTCAAAAACAAAATAAAGTTTATGTCATTTTTTGTAAAATGAGAATGTGGGAAGATTTTTATGGTGCAGAAAAAGTCTTTAAAATATCTGACCAGGAATTGCGAGAAAATAGAATTAAGGTTAGGAAAACATTTTTTATTGCAGAAAAATGCAAATTTTTTGAAAGTGTGGATTAGGGAGGATTTATGTTTGAAATTTATAGACATGGCGATGGCGATTTTACTATTTATATTGAATTTCCGACTTCTTTAGTATATTTTACTATTTCACCAACTCATATACGAATTTCATTTGGGAAAGAAATTGAAGAAAAAATAAAGGAGTTTTTCATTGCAGAAAAAAATAATAACATAAATTTGATGATTGTAGATAAATGAATAAGGAGGAAGAAAATGGAAGAACCCAAAAAAATAATGACACCTGAAGAGTTTGCGGAAAAAATGAAAAAAATATTCAAAGGCAATGATATAGAGGAAGAACATTTTGAGGCTGATGAATTGATGTTGGAATTATTGGAGGATTTGGGTTATGAAGATGGGGTAAGAGTTTTTGTTGAAGCTAAAAAATGGTATGCTTAAAAGGAGGTGCAAATATGGAAAAACAACTACCAAAACAAGTTGAAAAAGATGAGTCATTACCTTTTAGGATTATGGACTCCTTGGATGATGAACTAATCATTCAGGAGCTTGAAGGTAGACTGCCCGAAATATTAACTTATCATTTTAAAGATAAGGGTCAAGAAATTTGGGGTCTTTCAAAGGCTGGGGTTGATGAAGCAAAGGGAGAATTGGGGAGACAAGGAGAATGTATTAGAGAACTTGAGGTTACTTTTACCGAAAAGGAAGACGAGGCATTTTTTACGGTAAAGGCGGGTCGATATGTAGTATCAAGAGATGGTAAGGAAATTTTATTGGATACTGCTTTTGGGTTTAAAAGGCAGCCAAAGAAATTTCCCTCTGGTTCTCTTAATCCGTTCTGGTTCGAATCGGGAGGGATTAAAGCTGCAAGGAATGCCTCTCTAAGACTCATTCCTAAATCAATTGTTCAAGCAGTAATCGAGCACGCAAAACAAAAAGGTAAAGTAAAAGAAATTAGTGAAAGTGATATGGATCAGTTCAGGAGGGAATCGGAGAAAAAATTTGCAGAGTATCACGATAGGATGATGGCTATAAAAAATATTTTTGAGCTTAGAAACTGGTGGAAAAAACACTATCAAGAGATGAAGGATAATCTTCTTCCTGAACATTTTCAATTAATTACAGAGCTTAAGGATTCTTTAAAAGAAAAGTTCTCAAAGGAGTCGGATAATGGTGAAAATAACGATTGATAACATTGAATATGTATGGAATCCTGATGATTCTTATGTTAAGGATGACAAAGAATATAGGTTTGCCAGATTAGAAAAGATTAGAAAATATAAAAATAGAAGGGCTTTCCAAATAGTTACGGTAAAACCAGAGCATTTAGAACAGTTTTATGCCTTTCTTAGACAAATTTTGGAAGAGGTGGATTTCTGATGGAAATTAGAAGAAACAAGTCTATTGAAGAATGGGCTATTTCTGAAATAATTAACAACTGGGGGAAGGATACCAGAGAAGGTATCCATTTAACTGACCTTCTAACCCCTCGAAAGAAATACTGGCAGATAGTGAAGCCTATGAAACCATCCATTGAGGAAATCTCATACTGGACAAGTGGTCAGACTATTGAATATAAAATTTTATCTGCTATGGGATACAAAAAGGGTGAAACTAAAGAATGGAACGGGATAAAATATTCGGTAGATAGTTTTATGGGTAATATTCCTTCGGAGATTAAAAGTCGAAGAAGGAATTTAGCCGAAGAAGGGAAGGAAGCGGAAGTCTATGAACATTACATAAATCAACTTCGGGGTTATTGTGCTATTGAGAACAGCACTAAAGGATGGTTAATTGTATTGTCTCTTTTGGAAAGACAAGATGATTCTAATAAAACAGCTCCTGAATGGGCTTTTTATGAAGTGGATTTTACTAAAGAGGAGCTTGAAGTTGAAAGGGGGAGACTGCTTGAAATCAGGGGGAAGCTTGAGGATGCTCTCGAAAAGAGGGATCATAGTAGTCTCCCTCTTTGCTCGGATTGGATGTGTGCTCGGAAATTAAAAATTATGATTAGAAAACCATTTTGTAAAACGTGCAATAAAGAGTTTGAAACAGAATGGGGAATAAACAAACATATAAATTCCCGGTCAGGACAAGGGCATGAGGTAATAATGCCCGAATATGAAGAAAAAATTGAAAAGATTTGTAAGTGGTATGATGATTGTTTAGGGGGGTAAGATGTTTGTATGGGGACTAATAATTGGGTTATTTTTGGGTTGCTTTATAGGTATGTTAATTATGTCATTGTGCTTTATTTCAAGAGAAGAGTGAGTGGAGGCGGTCTGCACAGTGAGGGGAGTGCAGAGGGTCTGTAGGCGTCACGGAGTATGCAGGCTCTAAGAAAGTGAGCCTCCACTTAACTCCTTAAAAAGGAGGTGATGCTATGCAACCGTATTACTACTATCGTGAGCCTACGGATACAGGTGGTAATTACGGATATGTTCAATTTTAGTGTCGGGGGTGCGTGGGACGTTAAACCAAGCATAAAATTTGTAAGAAAAGGATAAAATATGAAAAAGTATTGGCACGAGTTAAGTAGAGAAGAAGCCAGAAGAGAAATGAGAAGCAAGACTTAAGGGACGTTAGCAAGGAGGAAAAAATGAAAGTAAGAAAAAAACCTATTGTAGTAGAAGCAGAGCAATTTTTCCCTGATAAACTTCCTTGGCCAGATGGAGTAAAGAAAATACCAGAAGATATTATGCGTTATCTTTTTTGTTTTGGCGGGAACGTCCATTCAAATTATTACATTGAAACGCTGGATGGAGCAGTCGAAGTAACTCCTGGAGATTGGATAATCACAGGAGTTAAAGGAGAAAAATATCCTTGCAAACCAGATGTATTTGAAGAAACTTATGAGAAAGTTTGAAAAAAAAATGAAAAAGTTCTGGCACGAATTAAGTAATGAAGAAGCCATAAAAGAAATGAAAAATAAGACTTGGAATGAAATCAGGATGGAGTATTCTCAGCCAGAATGGTGCGGTATGTTCTGTGCTTTAGACTTTGGAGGGTGCTGGAGTTTAATTGGAGGATTCAGAAACGAAATAAGTAGGGATTTTTGTAAGGATTGTGAGTTTTATAAGGAGTAAAGTTATGTCAGAATGCAAACATGAGAGATGGTTATATGCACCAAGTTCGTTTGGGATTGGTGATGGTGTTTTTTCAATAGACAGTGGTAATTTCTTATGTGCAGATTGTGGGGAGTGGGTTCCTTTAGGGACAATTGAGATTGATAAAATAGTTAATGTCACTCACTTACCAAAGGAAAAATGTTTACACGACTTGGCTTATTACACTTTAGGTGGGTCTTACTTATGTCTTAGATGTGGGCATAAGTGGTTTACAAGTCCGACTCCGCTTCACGTAAATATTGACCCAGTAAATTGGAAAGAAAGAGACAAAAAGAGGAGAGAAGAGGTGTTAGAAAAGTTTAAAAATGGAGAGATTTTATAGGGAGTTTGGCGGTAAACCAAGCACAGAAAGGAGAAGGCATGAGAACAAAAATCTACATATTCATAACTGCTTTACTCATAGGTATCGCCTTAGGTTACGCTTGGCGTATGGCTCAAGTCGAACCTTCTTTGGATAAAGATATAAGTTATATCTACAGTCAGAATCAAAGACTTACAAGAGACTTGGTTGCGATGGATACAAGAATAAGTCTACTTGAGGATCAAGTTTTAGGGATACAAAGAAAATTAAAAATAAGGAGGTGATATTATGGCTTTTGAAGATGTAGTAAAAGAAACAGAAAAATTAGCGTTAAAGGCATGCAAGGAAATTGACAAAAATCTTGACGGAGAAGAAGCAACTGAAAAAACAAAAAGGGCTATGGGAATTCTTTCGATTTACAAAGGGTTGATTCAAGCTTCTAATAATCGATATAGCCTTCAGTATCGGGTTGTGAAAGATCTGGCAGAGAATCCACAGGATTTAAGAAAGATTATTCAAGTTTCTCTACCTCATATCAATCCTATAAAAGAGATTGAAAAGAAAAAATAGTTAGTTTTGAGTTGAGTTGCGTTGAGTTTCTTTTTGTTTTGTTACCTTGAGTCAGTTTGAGTTACATTATGTCAGACTATGTTAAGTTAAATTAAAGAAAAAGTGACTTTAATTTTGCTGAAGTGTGATTAGATTTTAAAATTTGCGTTGGGTTAAGTTTAGTTTCATTAGGTTTTATTAAATCAAATTTCGTTGCGTTATGTTGAATTATGTTAAATTAAGGAGGTGCAAAAATGTATAGAATAAGATTAGAAATTGAAGGTATTGTTCCATTAAGAATGAATAAATTAACTTCAGAAGCAAAAGAATCAATCAGAACTCCATCTGTAAGCAAAAGGAAAACAGATGAAGAATTGAAGGAAGAAGCTTTAAAAGGAATTTACCGAGATGAGAAAGGTCAAATATGTGTAGAAGCTAAAGCCTTAAAAGCCTGCGGAAGAAATGGGGCGAGTAGAGTTAAAGTTAGTCGAAGGTCGCTTACTCAAGATTTTAAGGGTGCTTTTCATTTCGAGCAACAATACATTCCACTCCTAAATGAAAAAGGGGAAAGATTTAAAGAGCCTTCTGGATTTCATTTTGAATTTGTTAAAGTTCCACCTAAAAAAGGAACTCCAGTTCCTAAAATGTGGGCATATTTTGATAAGTGGCAATTAAAGGCGACTGCTATTGTTGTAGATGACCGCATTTCAACTGAATCAATTAAGAGTGCTTTCGTTGAAGGCGGTATGCTTTATGGATTATTGGATGGTAGACCTGACTGGGGAAGATTTATTGTTAAAAAATGCGAAAGAATAAACTAATTTAATTCATTAAATTAAGTTTAAGTTGGATTATATTAGATTGGGTTGTGTTATATTTATTTACATTTCGTTAAGTTGTGTTGAATTATGCTGATAAAAATCATAGGTTGCAAGGGTAATTCCTGTATTAATTGGACTCTGAATTTCTTAAAAAAAGAATACAAAAACTATTCCCCGATTGATATTCTATTTTATTACCCTTTCTATTACTATCCACTAAAGGATAGAATACTTGAATACAATCTCGATGTTAGGATGAAAAATTTCCTAACCTTCCAAAAATCTCCAGATACAAATCCAAATACTATTGTTATTATTTGCTCACATGACCTGAACGAAAAAGACTTAAAATTTATAAAAGATATAAACCCTAAACATCTAATTTTTGCAGGAGATCCCAACCTATCCGATTACTCCGAAAATTGGGGTCAGAATCATTTAAAAGATTTCCACGCCGATATTTCCCATGATATTAACCAATTCTATTCCTTCCCTTTAAAACTTTACAATGAAATTACTAAAATAATTCCTAAAATGAAGCTGAATAACATTCCGCCATATATTCCTAAACTGTCCGCTTCAGATCTGGAAGGTGAAGTTACAGAAGTTAAAAAAGAATTTCTTTTCCCATTCCTTAAAGAAGTCGATTTAGGAGAGGTTCTGATTGCTTCAAAAGACAAAAACTTGAAGGTAGAGTTGTTCGATAATAACATTGCTTATAGGAGTTTCAGTGAAGACTTCAGTGATGATGAAACCTTCAAGATACCTATTCATTTATTTAAATATGTTGATACACTTGAGGCTATTAATCAGGAAAAGAGGATGATAAGCCAAGATGAAATAATAAGGGTTATAAGGCTAACAAGGGCAGAAATTGTTCAAAGATTTGGGGGGAGAAAACTACTATATGAAACCTTTGAGCCAATAAAAGAAGTATATGCTAAAGTATTGAAACGCTTAAGTTTTTTTGAGTATCTTATAGAACAGTTGATAAAGGATAGAATAGAATATTGCCTTACTCCACTGCAAAGCAGTTACTATAAAAGATGGAAAAGTAATATCAAAAACAAAGAATGGATTTCGCCTAAAATACACATTGCCTATCCTACGAATGTTAAATTTGGAGAATTTGATACTGTAATCACAGAAGAATTTTATCCAATTTTAATGTGGCGTATCCTTCTTCGTGCTAAAAACAGGATTGTATATATTAAGTGATTCCGATACTTTACTTTTAAGTTCTTCAAATAATAGATTATATTTTGCTTTTATCTTATTGAAATCATTCAATTTTCCATTTTTAGGATTGTATTCTCTTATTGTAAATAGATTTTCAGTCAAATTTTCTACATATTTTTTTAAAGCCTTTCTTACATTTTCCTTCAAAAAGAATTCCATAGGTATATCATAACCATAATTTTTCAACTTCTGTTCAAGTTCGAATGCCTTCTCAAGAGAAAAACCAGCAGATGGATCTTTATCTAGGATTGCTCTGAGTTTAGCAGGATTGATACCAGTAGTATAAAAACACAATTCTCTAAAGGTTATCTTTTTCCCTTTAGTGTCAGTAAACTCTATCATGATGGTATAAGAGTCGTAGGTTTAATAAAGGGTTGGATGGTCTGTATTAGACCTGTTTGCTCAAGTATTTTCCTTGACTCCGAAACTTCCATTGTTCTTTTAGCTTCCTCATATTTCGGGAGCCTATGAGCCCAATAAGTTCTCCAGTATTCTATCGCAAGAGCACTTGCTATAACCCTATCGTCATTTCTACCAGATTCAGCACCTAAATATGAACCATCCTTAATAAAAATATTCATTTCCTCAATAAGTCTCTTGCTTTTAGGAACAAACATTCCCAGTCCTACAATACTTTTCATCTGGTTCATTAAAGCTTCTTTTGTCCCTTGATTTGTCTCCCAATGCCTTGCCAAACTCCTTCTGATAGAATCTGGCCGATAATACATATATTCCCTTATATCCCTTATGTTCATCTTTATTTTTTCAAGGTCATATATTTCTTTATTAAGATTAATTTGAACTTCCCCAATGTCAAAAGAATTGTTTTTTATTTTATCGAGTTCTTTAATTACAACCCTTCCGGGGCCCGTTACTTCCAAATTCAAATAACTTGGTCTATAAAAACAAGAAAAGAAGACAAGCAGTTTTGCAAACTCTATCGTTCCTATTGAATTATCGCAGTATTCTGCAACTTGTTCTATTCTATCATTGTATCCTTTCCATATAGAAATAACTGCATTATCGCTATCAGGAGAACTCCCAAATGAAGGGTCAGCCCCTAAAAAATAATATTCTCCACTTTGTGGAAGTTCATAAATCTCAAGATTGTGCTTCTGCTTATTAGCTTCACTTAAATAAACTCCATTTATGTCTGCATAGATATTAAGATAATACACATTCTGTTTCTCGGTCTCTTTTCGGAATTCAGTAAGTCTTTGGCTATCAAAGAATTTGTATCCTGAAAGTCTAAATGCATCATCTTCTGTCCATGGTAGCTCTTGAAGGGCAAAATTAATATCTCCCTGATAAGTTGTGGCTACTTCGTTTCTCCACCAAGCAACCTGTTCCATATCTATTTGATAATTATACAGTCGTTTAACAGAATTGATTCCTCTTTTTTCTTCTCTGCTAAGGGGATAAGAGTATTCTTGAAATAAAGGATTGTTCTCAGAAATTCGATAATCATTCCTTGACCACCAACCAATAAAAATAGCCTTTTCAGAAGGATTATTTTTGGAATTAACCCAGTAGTCATAAAAATTATTAAATCCATTCGCAGTAGATTCGATAATAGTAAGCCTCGCTGGATGGTTTTTGGCACGGGAAATCTGAAGACTTTTTAAAACCTCATTATTAGGATCGCTTGCGTCATAATATGCCGCCTCTGTGGCATGAATACAGGTAAGTGATTGGGATCTTGCGACTGCCTGTCTGCTCATCTCTTTAGAACTGATATGATAAAATAGAATCTCTGAACCATTGGAAAAATGCATCATTTCTCGATTATCCAATGTAACAGGAATTTTATAAGCTTTAGGTAGATTAAGGTAAAGACTTCTGAAGTTTTCCCTTAATTTAGGTCTTACTTCGTAATTATGGCACAAAAAACCTAATCTGATTGAGGGATTTTGCATTATCCAGAAAAGATCAAAAGCAAAAATAATTGTAGTTACTCCAAGTTGCCTTGCTTTTAGGATTAAAAAGTCTCTTATTGGGGAATTATTTTCTATTTCTTTGAAGATTTCACGGACTAAAATCTTTTGACTATCGAACCAACAATGAGGAGAAAACGGAGTTATTCCTTTTTCCCTTGAAGAAATTTTCAAATAAGAACACCAATTCAGAAAATTTTTTAGTCTATACATAGTTAATTATTCTAAAATTATTCCTTGGAGAGCAGGGATAACCAGCGACTTCTTCAAAAAATAGATTAACAATTTTCTTTAGCTTTTGGTAATTTGTAGAATTCGCCTCAACGATATTAAATAAAGCTCTTATAATAAAAAGAAATTGTTCATAAACATTTTTAGTATTGAGATAATGTATGGCATATTCTTCTTTAAAATCAGGAGTAGGGACTTTTTTCTTAATAAGACTTCTTGAATTTCTGCTTAAATAATTAAGAATTTTAAAAATATATCCTTCTCCGAATTCAACTCCAATATCAAAAAACATCATCCTAATTGCGTTTTCATGAATCAAATTTAGTTTAAAGTAAGAACAAAACTGTTCTATTTTATCGACCAAGAAGTCATCTGTTATATTTCTTCTCTCGATATATTCTTTAAATCGTAACATCAGCTTTTCTTAATTTTTAAGAATCTTGCGATACAAGATATTAAGAAGAATCCTAAAACATAAGGTAAGGTTTCAGGTTTGTAATGAAGAGCAAAAAGAAATAAAGCCATATTAATGACAATGATAATAATAAATTCAACCAGACCAGAAATAATAGTAAATCCAATTATTTTGGATACATTTGATTTAGATTTTTTATTTCTTTTCGGTTCTTCTTGGAATTCTATCACTGTAGACCTCCTCTTCTATTTCTTTTTGCTTTTCTTCCAACTCATTTAACCCAAATATATCTTCAACTTCTAATTCTTTTTCTTCAATACTGCCTTCATCAAAGAAACTCCCAAAACTGTCTTTTCTTATCGCATTGATTTTACAGAGGTCTTTTATTTCTTTTATAGCCAAAAGCTGAATCTTGAAATCATCAAAGTTAATAGTAGCTCCTGTTCTTCTTTTCTCAAAAAGATCATCTAAAACATTGATGGCAAGAGTGTTGAGCTTATCAATGATTTCTATCCCTTTGTCTTTATTTTTTGGAGGTCTTCCTTTTTTGCTTACCATTCTTTCAAATTTTCATAATAAACTTTTATAATTCTTTCGGCTTCCTTTCTAAGTTCATCCTTACTAAATTTTTTATACTTCTTTAATCTTCCCAATGAATCAGCAAGGTCAGTAACATAAGGTCGATGAGGGAATAATCTTGACCCTACAGCTTCCACAATTGGGTCAATTACTTTATTCCGAATTATATCTTCTTTCTTATTATCTGGTAAAGATTGAAATTTTTCATTATTAAATAATTTATATAATATAGGATAAATAGCATTCCCGAATTCCCGTCTCATTTTTTCTCTTTCGTCGTAACTCAAAGAAAAACCATGAAAGGTTTCTTTAATCGGAAGTCCCATTTTAATTTTTGCCATCTCTGTATCAACAAAATCTTTAATTTTAGGGTCTATGCCGATATTTTCATAATAAGAATTTGGTTTATAGGTTTGAAGGCCGAAACCAGTTAATGAAAAAGGAAGTGTCCATAAATTACGAGGTTCATTATCAATAACATCAATAAAGTCTTGGATAAAAATAGGTATGAATCTTTGATAAACTTCCTTGACAACATTAAAAGGTTGATCAGCAAAGTCTGTTCCTTTATACCATTGATATAAAAAGGAAGCCATGGGAGAAAATTTCCCTTCAAGAAAACGTTCAAAAAGTTCATCAGGAGGTATTTTATGAAATTTGTCACCAATACCTACAGGTGTCTTTTTATTTGTTGTTGATGAAGTTACTTCACCCAAAGTAAGTCTTGCTATTAATACAGCATATTGTTGGAATCCTCCCCAAGGATCAATTCTTGTATTTCCTACTTTCACTTTCATAAAATCAGCACTTGTGGGATCAGTAACAATAGTAGCACCATTTAAATAACCCAAAGTGACTACTCCCAAACCAAAACCCACAAAGCTTAAAACATCTCTTAAATACTCCATTCTTAATTCTCTTGGTAACAAATAATATCTTGCAGGATTCAAAAAATATAATCTTGAAGCTATAAGTCTTGGTGCAAAGAAAACTTCACTCATTCTGGCAAATTTTTCAAAAGATTTCCAATCAAAACTTCCCCTACCTGTTGCGGCATTAATATATCTTGCCATTTCTTTATAAATTTCTGGATGAGTTTCAAGAGTAATATTAAGTGCTTCAAGTTTTTGCATTAAATATTTTCCGAAATCGAGTTTCAATTTATTAATAAAACCTAATGCACCTCTTTCAGAACCTTCAACAATTGTGCTTAATACTGGAACTTTTCGTATTGCTCTTGAAAGAAACATTTCTTCTGTTTTCCCCATTGTATCGCCAAAGAAAACTCCTGCTTGAGTCAATTTTTCATAATAAGGATCAGCTTTAATCTTTGACATTAATGCTTCATAGTTTTTTGCTCTAAAAGAGGGTAAATATTTGGGAATTGCTTTCCAAAATTGAGGTCTTCCAACTAACAATACACCTTGCCTAAAGATAAAACTTAAATCCGATGATGCCATTATTGCTCTTGGAAATAGTGTTAATTCTCTAAATAAATGGGTTTTTACTTTATCAAAAGTTCTTTTATCAAGTCCAAAGAATTTAGACAAAAGTTCACTTTCATGTTTAGCAAGTGGTTCTTTATGAACTAATTTATCTATAGCTCTTTCAAGTGTTAAACTTTTTTTATCAAAAGTAGGTTTTAACTCCCTCATAGTATTAATGAGAGCATTTACTTCATCTTCAGTAAATTGAAGTTTATTAAATTCAATAACAGATTTAAGTTCTGGATTTTTAGCAACTAAGTCCTTTTCCTTAAAAGAAAGTATTTTTTTTGCTTCTTCCAATCTTTGGAATCTTACAGAAGAAGGTAATCCTTTTGTCTCTTCAATAATTTGTTTTTTTATTTCTTCATGTCTTGCTAAAAATGGTTTATATCGATTCCACCATTCTTCTCTTATTTGCGGAGATAATTCTTTTATTTTCTCAAATTTAGGAATTATAATTCTCCATATATCTTTAGGAAGGGGTTCTATTGTTTTTTCCACATGTTTTGCATACTTATAAACAGGAGCAACTATACCTCTCGTAACAGACGGAGTTCTAAGAGAAGCACTCGCTTTCCCAGCAACTAACACTTCTGGAAGTGAACCTAAAATCTCAGCAGCCCAATGTGGAGCTCCTCTTTTAAGGGCTTCTTCCGCAATAGGTTCACCTGCCAAAGCATAAATGAAAGAGGTAGGAATTCCAGCAGCAGATAAAGCAGCCTTTAACGCACTCCAAGGAGCTTTATATAAAGGTTCGTGTAAAATTTCTTTAGCTGATTCGTATGCTTCTCTTGCTCTTTGCTTTGCAATAGGAATAATTCTACTTGTTCTATATTTTATTCTTTCGGCAGAAGTAATTGGAATTTCTTGTTTTCTTAACTTTTTAACCAAGTTAATTGGATGAGTTCCTAAGTTTTTAAGTTCATTAAGAATGGCATATCTAACTTCATCCCGCTTCGTTTTAAGAGCAAGTTCTTTTATTATTTCAGGGGCATTTTTACCAGCACTGACAGCGTTTTCAATGATAAGTTTTTCTTCTGGGTTTAAAAGAACTTCTTGCATAAAAAATCCTATTGAATTCTATATTGTTTTATTATTTCCTCAATTGCATCAATAACTGCTTTTTGTTCGGGGGTAAATTTTTCAGTTTCAGATTTTTCTGATTCTTTTTTAGGTTCCTTTGGTGTGGTAGTTGATTCACCCTCTAAAATACTTTTTAATCCAGGGAAAACCATAATACTTGGTTTTTTAAGCTCAAGAAATTCTTGTTTTGCTTTTTCTTTGTCTTCTTGAGTTAATGGTGCCCCTTTTTCACGTTCTTTATCTTTTAAGAATTTATAAAATTCTGTTAGTGGTTTAGTCCTTTCAATTTCTAATCTTCTCGTTTTATACAAAATATCAGCCTCAAGTTGTTGCTGTTTTATTTCAAGGTCTTTTTGTTTGTATAATTTATCTTCTATTTTTTCAATAGCCTTATTAATTCTATCAATCATTGCATTAGCATTTTTAATCTGGTCTTCCCATCCTGATATTTCAA